AGGCTCAGGGCGGGATTGAATCTGGCCCTCAACCCGTGCGAGGCGTTCACGTAACTCTTGCGCCTCGCGCCGTGCATCCTTCATCTCGCCATAAACTTCAGCGAAACGCTTTCCTCCCGGCTCTAGTGGATGAGTCTCTTCAACGACTGGTTCAGGGGTTTCAACAACCTCTGGCTCAGGCGTTTCAACAGGCTCGTTTGTTGGCTGAATGTCTTCATTCTCTGGCATCATACCCTCTGCGCCCGTATAGTCGGCGGCACTGTAGATTGCACTGTCTTTCCAGTGAGTCTGCTAGCGGCGGCCTAGCGGTTACGCCCGTATTGATAATGTTCTAATTTACTCGCGTGGACTATTAGCAGAATCCATAACCTTGACCGCATCAGCGGCACGCTTAATCAACTCTGGAACAAGGTCAATCGCGGCGCTCAGGCCCTTCAATTCGCCCTCAAGAGACGTAAGCTGAAGCTTGAGTTTCGCTAGCTCTTCACCAAGCTTGTCGGTGTTGACAATTTCGCTCACAACCGAATCTCGCTTTCGTTGCGCGGCGTCGCGCATAGCTTCCAGATGGTTGACGTATTCTTGCCAGCCGGGATGGTCAACGACCATTTGAATCTTGCGCCCGACTTCAATCACCGCACGGGCGTAGCGAGTGTCCGCGTGGGGGGCGCGAGACCGCTCCGCATATTGCGTAAAGGTGCGTGTGGCTAGGCTCACTTCTCAGCCCCCGCTAACTCGCTACTTGTACCCATCTCGGTTTGCATGCTGGTGTCAGGCGCATTCTGCGTCGGTGCACCCGGACCCTTGCCGCCGCCTTGGCCCATCATCTGACTGAATTGCTGGGCGGCTTGCATAATCTGCTGTTGCTGAAGCATCTGCTGAACAAGCTGCTGGACGTACATCAGATATTGCTTAAATAGCAATTCTTTGCCGCCAGTCATGAACCCAAACTGGTCGGATTGTGCATACTCCATGAGCTTCCGCAAATGCTCATCGGGCGGCTCAAGCGGCGTGCAATCCACCGGCAAGCCACCTTCAAGGATAGTGAGAATGGCTTCCTCAGCGGTGATCTTTGGCTTGTCGCTGACGCCGGGCGGACGCTTGATATAGCGCGATGGGTCAAGCTGAGCGGATTTGATGTAGTCTTGCGCCCAGTTGTACATTTTCTCTTGGTCTACGAGACCAAACTGAATAGCCAGGGGGCTAAACATCGCGCTTCCAATCGCGGCTAACGACTCTGCGACCAAGCCTTTGTTCGTATTAAGCAACGTGGCTTCAAAGCTGAACGAGATGGGAATTGAGATATCGCGCCGATCTTCGATCAACCCGTATGCTTCCTGCGAATCAAGTGGGCGTCCGGTCACGAGAAATCTCTTCTTCTTGCTCAGGAAGCGTGTGTTCATCTGATGGAATTGCCCGAAGACTTCTTGCAAGCCTCTGAAAAGGCGACGCAGGATTTGCTCGGGCATTGCGGAACCCTGCTGGAGCAAGGCCATCGTTGTTCCCGTAGTTCGCAGCGCAGAGGCTTTCCCCTGAGGTACTTGTCCAAACTGGATTGGAGATATCTGGACAAGCCTCTCTAGAAACTGCATACCCAACCCGATCATATTGAATGACCACGTTTGATCCTTTGTTGGCATCGTCGGAAAGATCAAATCGGTTTGCGGGTTGTCCAGCGGGATACCCAAGCCAGGGCTTAACTCTGTAACGTCTGGTTTGAACCCGCTGGATGCGCGATAACCGAAGAACGGGATGTTGCTCAGCCAGCCGCTATCAATATTCTGGTTGACGAGTTCATGGATCATCTCGTGCAAGCCTTCCATCAACTCGGGAAGGCCGATGCCGTATAGCTGGCCAGGAACGGGAATCATACGGGCTTCGCTCAACGGACGACGCGGCGGTAATCCAGGGTATAGCTCAGTCAAATACTTTACGCGCGCCAGCTTCTTTGGCTCCTTGAGAATCCACATGATGATGTCTTCATCAAGGCCGTCACCGTTGACATCGCGTCGGCAATAATATTTAACGAGCGTAAACCACCTGCGGCCTTCGTCATACTGGCCCGGAGCGAGACCCGTTAACTCATCGCGTTGCGTACGAAGCTTCTCTTCATCGTTGGTGCGGTCGCCCTCAGCACGGTCTTGCGCATGGGGGAGCATCTCTTCAATCTCTTCATCGGTGAGAAGATCGAATATGCCATGCGCTTTGCTGCGCTTGATTGCGTCGTAGTCAATGCGGTGCAGAGTTGCAACCCACGGCGCACCGTTGGGGTTTTGCAACGTAACAGGTTGCAGGTTTTCGCTGCGCATCGGGGCGACGACATTCTCAAGGTCAAGCACGATCATCGTGGGGCCGTCAAAGAATGGCGCGTCCCACTCGAATGTAATGTCCATCATGCCGTCATCAAAGCTGTCGTAGGCAGTGATGGTGACGCTACGTTTGATACCATCGTTGTCTCGATACGTCCCAGTCCACTTGTCGCCGTGCTCTACGAGTTCTTCAAACTGACCGATTTGCTCTTGCACGAGCGCGTCAAGCAACGCGGGCGTGACATCTTCAGCAGGGATCGTGCGGGTGTCGCAGACGGTGCCGCGCTCTTTGACCCACGGTTGATAGCTAAACACCGTGCCATCGCCCGTGTACTGGTCAATGTACTTCTCAATCTCTTTCTCGCCAGCGTTGTCTACAAACATCTGGTGGTCGAGAAGATGGTCAATGCGCTCTGCGACTGCGCGGTGATCTACGCGCGTGGGGACAGACTTCATGAGCGGGCGCATCCCCAGCACTGCATTGTATAACCCCGCATCCATCCGTAGCTTGTTGGCAAGCATGATCGGAATATGCTGGTTGCTAGCCTCTGCCCATGGCCACGTGCGCGATTCAAGCCACCCTCGCAGCTTGGCGTAGCGCTGCTCGCGCATGTTGATCCACTCGATACGCTCGTCTTGCGCGTCCGCGATGGTCTGAAGCGAATCAATGACAACCTGCTCAACCTCATCCGGGGGAATGAGTGCAGGGCGACGGCGCTTGACGCCCGCAGGCTTTACATCAGGCTCAACGCCCGATAGATCAAGCTGGACGGGCGCGTCTTCAGTGTAATCAGCCAAGAACGATTCCTTTGCCGTCGCGCTCAACCATCAGACGCGGGAGGTCAAGCGGCGTCAGGCGGAGGGGCAACTGATCCCGCATGTCTTTCTCCCACATGTCCAATTGAGCGTTTAGCTTTTGCGCCTGCGCTTCGCACGCGGCTTTGAAGTTGATCCAGATGTCAGTGCACTCTGCGCAGTAGCGCATAACGTGACCAAAGAGATGATGAAATGTAATGTCTTCAGAATTGATATGGCGGTCGCAACCATCGCAGCGCATCATAGAACGCGGGTGAATCGCCCGCCGCATGGGCAATCATCCATTGCTGGCAGCGGTGCGCCATTGCGCGGGTCCAGTGAATAGAAGTAATGGCCGTCGCTCGTGTTCCATTCATGTGCGATGACAACATATCCTACGGTCTGGCACTTATTGCACTGCATGATGCCCTCGGGCTTATGCTTGCCAGAGCAATGCTCTTCACACGTTGGCTTGTTTACGCGCGGGGTATCAATACGCTTGCCAGAGGTTTTATACTCGTGGCGCTTGCCGTGGATATCAGCCCACTTCTCATCGGCCATAATAGCCTCGTGCACCGCGCGTCACTGTGCGAACAGGAGCCATAGAATAGCGGCTGTAAGTCGGATGATCCATCGCCATGTAACGGACAACATCCATTGGGTCCTTAAATCTATCGCGCGGGCGTTCCTTCAATTCACGGTCGCTCGTGCGCGAGTATTCGTCCCATGACCATCGCGTAAATGCGTGGATCGTTCGCTTGCACGTGTTGAAGATTTGCAGACGCGGCGCACGCAAATATGGGTCTGGCTTAAGCAAGCCTTGCACTTCGCTAATACCCGCATTAACCTCATCAATCGCAAGATCGCACCGCAACCCCGCTTCGTCATACTCAGTGCGTAGGGTCCAACCCCGGCGCATCTTGTCGTTTGTTTCAGTGGCGATGTTGGGGTCCATCAACCGCTTGACGGGGCGAATGCGGTGGGCGTCTTCCCACTGGTCAACCGCACGCTTGATGTCGTCGGCAGTGCCTTCCATTTCCAATTCGCCAATCTGCAAGATGGTATCGCTCGGCGCAATCGCAAACCAGCCCATCATGTCAGGCTTACGAGGATGGGGGTCAATGGCAAAGATAATCGGCCACGAGGACGGCACAATGAATGGTTCAATGATGTGGCTAAAATCGCCAACATCATTGCCGCCACAGAAGGGGCAGTTGGTCGCCGTGGCAAGGATTTTCTTTTCACATTTATAGCACCACAGGTTAGGGCGCTCGCAAAAGAGCGAATAGACAACGCCGCTGAGGTGAATAAACCGCCCATACAATCGCACTTCCTTTTGGGCGTCTGTAAGCTTGCTTGCGATATCGCGGACATCTTCTGGCAACAGGAACTTATTGCGTTCAGTGTGAAGGACGATGGTTTCAATGCTTGGGTCGCGCGTAGGCCCATCCAACCCGCGCTCGTATACCTCATCAAAGAACCAGCTAACATCCTTGGTTGACGCGCCTATTTCGTCTGGCGGCGTGAACGCTGTATAAATCTGACCGCGTACGTCAAGAGTGCGGATACGATTTTCCCGATAGATGTCATTTGGGGGTAACTCATCGTGACCGACGAAGTGCATTGACGAACCCGCAAACGCGGTGAGGTCTTGGTCATAGCTGAGAAATTGGCATGAGGACCAACCTCGCATTGAGTTGACGCTGCCATCTTGGCCTACCCAGTGGCTATCTACGGCTGCACGAAGGGTACGGTATTTCTCACTGTATGCGCTTTCCCATGTGCCACCTTGCAAGCAATGCTGGGGAATCCAGCCCCAGTGCCCGCGCCCTTGGTTGGGTTCGCCCATGCCGTTCCATTGGTCGTAACGCAGCTTGGGTTTGATGACAGGCTCAAGCGTATCTGTCAGCGAGTTGCATACGATACGGGCGCGAATGGGCGCGCGAATCTTCTCTCGCGGATACACGCCTTGCAAACTGAGCGGGATATGCCCCGTCATCTGGATTGATAACTCTGCGAGCATTGTGTCAGTTTTGCTTGAGCGGTTGCCGCCTACGATTGCGACTTCCCGTGCGCGTGACTTGTGAACCTTGATTGATTCTGGGTTTGCGGTGGTGTAATACGCCAGTTGTGTATTTTGGCGATCAACGGTAATGGCTTCATTGACAGCAGCGATAGCTTGACGAAACCACTCTGGATCAGTTTGTGCTTTCTCCAGAATTTCGTCGCGCGTCATATCTGTGAGGTCGTACAGGTTCATAATCTTTTGTTAGGTACAACGACTCTACGCTTTTGCAACGCAACTGCGCGTCCATTGCGGCTTGGATGCGCTCATGGCGACGGGCAACGATACGTTCGTACTGGAAGCCGCAAATGATGCAAACGATGCGCGCAGCCTCCCACTTGATGTAGCCGGTGCTACACCGTGGGCAGGGGCTCGCGATGCGATACACGGCGTCCAATGAACCTACACACTGTCGAGCCAACCACCATCATTGTCTTCCCAATCCATGAGTCCCGGTCCCCCACACCCTGTCGGTATGCCATATGCACCGTCCACGGCTGAGCAATCGAGGCTACGATTGGCGTGAGTGAAGGATACTTCTCCATCAGGCGTACGACTGAATCTGCCCATGTGCGGTATCCCCTGTAAGTGGCGTGGTCTAAGGTTTTGCCAAAGCGCTCGTCGGCAGCGTACATTTCGTCGCTCATATAGCCGCGCGCGTGCAGATGGGTACAGATGACTGAATCGCCGCCGCTACCTCCGCCACTGGTGTCAGGCTGTGAGGGAGTCAACTGGTTTGCGGGTGCAACGCCTGCAAGTTGCAACGAGCGCTGGTAAGGGTCAACCGGCATCGCACGGGCGGCTGCGAGGTCGCCTTCAAGGCCCGCAATGCGTTGGTTGGTCGCAGCGTTTGCAGACTGCTGTTGGGCGAATGGAGATTGCGCACCCTGCCCTGCGATACCCGAGAGAATATCGGTTTCAATAGGCGGAAGGTTCACAGCAGGCACGCGGCTGATTAGCTCTTCAACGCTTGCAGGTGCGCCAACACCGCCAAGGAGTGCAGTCAATGACTCTGGGGTAGTGGCTTTGACACCCTCAAGCACGCCGCTATTGGGCGGGGTATTATACGTAAACCCCAATGCCCCCGTACCTTTGCCTCCCGCACCAGGATATGCGGTAAATCCGCTTGCACCGGGGAAGCGCGCAGCAAGGGCAGAACCAATCTGGTTGATATAGTCTGGCTGCGACGACTGTGCTTCAGAAAGCTTCAGGGGGCCGAAGAACGCCATTAGTCACCCAACCTTCGTGCGTCAATAAAATGATTTCTCGCGGCAACAGCATGGTAGTAAATGCTACCGAGCCCAACGATGAAGTGTAGAATCCCGACGACGGCGCAATACATATGAAACCATCCGGCATCGCGTTCGCCTACGGGATGAGGCATTACTTCTTAACGGCGATACCGTTCGTCAGGTTAGCCAATATTGTGAGCGCGGTCTGAACGGCCATATACGCATATGGGTTGCTCTGGATGAGCGTGGTCAACTGCTCGCTAAATGGAGCCATCAGCAGCGGAATAATGCTCACGAGCGACGGAATTAGCTTCTTTGGATCAACCTTCATGCGGAACCTCCTGATTGATAATGGTTGCGACCTGATTGAGCGTGGCGACAAGCTGGGGTAGGGTATGCCTAACTTCGTGCAGACCGGCGACGATGGATGTGGGACGCCCGGCCAGCACCAACAGCTTGTCGGTAGCCACGCCCGCCGCGATAGCATAAGCTTTCACGTCCGCTGGACGGTTATTGTCCATAGCGGCCATCAGCTTGTCTTGCAGACGGAATGATGCGTCCTGCCACTTAGCGAGTAGAGCCTGGTCTTTTAGCCTAACCGGCTTAGTTGGCTCTACCACTTCCAATGCAGGAAGCTGGTCAGAGTCTTTAAGGGCTCCACCAACCGCTTTAAAGGTCGAAGTGTAGGTTTGCTCGGCAACCGTCTTCGGTTTGCGACTGAAAATGCTTATCGCCTACTCTCCTGGTAAAACCACCGGGTTGCGGCTGCGAGTGCCGCACACTCACCAAGGACACTTTCAGGCACGGGATTCGCTTTCCATGCCTGGGTTAGTGTGCGCTCTAAATCCATCAGTGAACGCAACACCTGGTCGTCATTACTAGCGCTATGAACGAAATCAGTGAATTGAGCCATCATAGGCTCCTGTGGCTTTATCGCCCTTTAGCCACTGTTAGGGCTTTTATACTTCCTTACTACTTAAACCCGTGCTTCTTTCGCAATCTCTTAGTTTCAGGCTCGTCCCGCCAGGCGCGGAGTGTGATTACGTCACCCTTGACCGTAAATACAATCGTGTGTACAAGGTCACAATCGCAACACGCCATGTTCAGTGACTCTTTCTTCCACCGGATAGGCACACGTTGGCCCGCACGCACTTTGGGGTATTTGAGGCTACCCTTCGATTTTGCCAATGATTCCTCTATGGACCAAATCACACCAGATTTTGTTATCTAGCCCGCCCGCCTCGCTTGACCCTGACATGTAGGTTGAGCTATTAACGTGCTCGTCCTCGCTGCCCCCGATGGTGGTGCCATGGGTGCTGCAATAGCGCGTTTCCAATATCTCCACGCTAGGGTCAGCTTCCGGCTCGCAATCCGGGCAATAAGTGCGGGCGAGGTTGGGGGTCTCCGCGATATGATCGCTCACGCCACGTCTCTTAAGGCTTTATTTGCAATTTCAAATACTTTGCGTTCCAGATTCGTCCATAAAGCCGCTGACTTAGCCGTCTTACCGAGAACCTTAATCTCGATAAGCGCCGCGCGCATGACCTCTTCGCTACTCATGGCAAAGCGGGCAATGCCACGGGCAATCTTTCATCTTGCAGAAGGGGCATTGCGCGGGCTCTAAGTCCTTATGTACAAACACTTTAGGCCCCCTTTTGTTTTCCCGCCATGTCGCTCGACTACCCGTCAAATGCCCCCACTCCTCCCCCGGCCTGCCCAATACCCCATGCATATGTCATGCCAGTGTCACGTTGGCATTGGCACGCTGGTTGCATACCCTACAAGACCCATGCCAGTCGCAATGTCTACCTTTTTGGTAGGAATTGGGGGTATGCGACACCCGTCCCATCATGGTTGCGTTGGCACGATACTTGCATACACTACATATACCCCACCGCTCGGGTAAAGTGTAAATTATTTGTCAAATCTGACACGTTTTGTCAACATTGACTGTCAAATATGGCAAACTCGCGCAGCATACGCGCGTAACTCATTGATTTCATTAGAGTTAACGTTGGCACTAGAATTGTATACTATAATCCTTGGAGGCAAACAAATGAGAGTGACAATCGTCAACCTGATCGCGGCCATACTCATCATCAGCGGACTAACCGGGCTAGCAGTGCATTTCTACATCATACTGATGGGCCGTTGACTAACTGGCACGGGATCGTGGGCTCGAACCACGGACCTAGCAATTAACAGTCGCTTGCTCTACCGCTGAGCTAATCCCGTAACTAAACACTCAAATACTAACGAGGGACCCGAAACGTAGTGAGAGGGTCCCGAGCCTCATCAAACGTCTGGCGCTCGACAGGCTAGGCCATGCTGACGCGCCTAGCCGTCTCGCTTTATAACCCTGACCAGGGTAGACTCCCATTTTATATGCTTCATTGCATATAGCCCGCGGAAGGGGTATTTTGTAAATTATTTACATTGGCGTAACAATCCTGCCCTGGTAAGTTTCTTACCACACTAGGGCATATTGCCTATGTCAAATATGACAAAGTCTTATAATATAAGGGTTTACGCGCATGGCATAGTTGGCATAGCGCGTGCATTATTGGTTGGGTGGGGGGTAACAGACAATGAGCAAGAAGCACTTTATCGCCCTAGCGGACGCTATTCGCCTTAGCGGAGTAGCTTTTTCAGATGCTCACCTTCGCGTACTCATGGCGTTCTGTAAGTCACAGAACGCTAACTTCCTGCCTGATAGGTGGCGTGCTTACATTGACGGCGAGTGCGGCCCGAATGGCGGCAAGGTGAAGTAATGATTAGCTGGATACTCCTTATTCTCGCAAGCTGTGGTCCTGGATGCTACGAGGTATCCGCACGCGAGTACACCGACCGCGCCGAGTGCAAGCGCCAAGAGATACAAGGTGGTATGGTATGGGCGCAGTGTGTGAGGCGCGTTACGTATTAAACTGCTATGTATAAACCCAAGTATTGCGAATGCGGGCGCAAGGCTATCGCGCTGAGTCTGGCGCGTAGGTCAGACCACCGCATACGCATAATTCCAAAGCATGATATGTGCAGGCAATGCTTTCAAACGCTGTTAGACAGGCGTCGCAATGGCAAGGCATAAGACAACGTTAACAGCGGAAGAGTTTACGCTCGCAATGCTATCGGGTAGGGTTATGCGGTATGTGCCTGGTCAATGGGATGGTTATTTAGGCGAGAGAAATTGGAAGAAATGGAAGCATCCTGTTATCGTGCAGCTTACTGATGGTCGCTACGTAATATGGTCTGGTGTCTATAAAGAAGGTTGGGTACCCCTAACAATAAAGGGCTAAACAAATGAAACGCTACACTCACACGGCCGATTGGTTTAGGCGCAAGCTCGCAGAGACGAGCAAGTCAGACGAGCGTATGATGGCACAATCCTCTACCCATCATCGCGCATGGGGCGGACGCGAGACAACCGAAGATGAGCGAGCTATCTGGCGCGCCGAAGATCAAGCCCGCCTAGACCATGACATGATCCAGGCAATTATTGCCGAGGAGCAAAATCGTGGGCGTACGGGTTGGCGGAAGGTGAATGGGCGGTATCGGGCGAGGATAGCGTAATGCGTGCTCCTGACAACCACCTGCACTATTACATCTTCAGTAAGGGGCGTTACACCCGTAAGCTAGTTGATGAGAACACCTGGACTATGCTTCTATTAGCGGGTTATAAAATAGCGCAAGATGGGCGGATATTTGATGAGTCTTTCTGGTGGACGCCCAGCAGATGTCGCAAGCATTTGCGTCGCAAGCATTTGTTGTACTTTCCCTATCAAATCATGATGACGAGGAATTGTACGCTGAAAATTCGTGCGATGAAAGGTAATCGTTGCCCGAGGTGTCCGCAATGACCCGAATGTACCTCTGGCACCGCGAATATAACAAGCGTAGAATTACGCTCCATCAATTAGCGGGCATCGTGATTACTGGCGCGACGGATGCACTCGCGGTAGGTGATATCGCATATGCAAAAGACGGATATTTTCGCCTTGGCGGGAAGTGTTCGGCCGCGTGTAAGCTTTGGTATGGCGAACACATAGAAAGCGATACAATGTCTACCATTGAAAAGAAACACTACCGCAACTACGCACACCCCAAACCGCGCAAACCCAAAGGAGAAACCAATGTCTAAGTCAATCACGCCACTCATGACCGCCATTCGCGCCAACGTGCCAGTCGTTATCATTGGCGAACCGGGTACGGCTAAGACTGCCCGCATAGAGCGCGAGATAGCGCCCGCGTTGCAAATGCGATGCGAAACCGTAATCGCAAGCATCCGCGACGTGACTGACCTTGGTGGGTTGCCAGTCGTGACCAGTGATGGCGTAACGCTCGCGCCGCCAGGCTTTGCCAAGCGCATTATCAACAACGATCAACCCACCTTGCTATTCTTTGATGAAATCTCTACCGCGCCACCCGCGTGTCAAGCAGGCGTACTACGGATCATCAATGAGCGGTGGGTTGGCGATACCAAGCTCCCTGACAGTTGCAGAATTATCGCGGCAATGAACCCCCCCGCGACCAGCGCTGGCGGCGGTGAGCTAACTGCGCCACTGGCGAACCGTTTCTGTCATATCCCCTGGACCGTGGACGTTAACGAATGGGTTGCGTGGGCCGTCCAGCGTTCACAGTCGCACGTCCGTATCGCAGGCTATATCCGTACCAAGCCTCACGGACTGCTTGCGGTACCCAAGAACGAAAGCGAGCTAGGCAAGCCTTGGCCTAGCCCGCGTACGTGGGACATGGCGGGGCGTCTCATGGATGTGAACGAACAGCATGGCGGCACGCTGGATGACGCGCTTATGCTCATCGCTGGATGCGTGGGCGAGGGGAACGCACTAGAATATATCAACTACCAAAAGAATCAAGACTTGCCGGATATAGAGTTTCTCATCGCCAATCCAGAGAAGTATGAGGTTCCTGAGCGCGGAGATATCGCGTTCACAATCCTCGCGGGCATCGCGCAAGCGGTCTGCGCAAAGATGACCAAGCCCCGTTATCTCGCGGCGCTACAAATGTTCCTTACGACCGCACAAGCGAAGAAGAAGGACATCGCGGCATCGTGTATCCTGCCAGTGATGAAGATGGGCGTGGCGCAGCCGTGGGCGCAGGATGCAGACGTTGTTAAGGCGTTGACGCCGGTGCTCAAGCCGTTCACGGATTTGTTTGTGCAAGCCGGGATCATCGCCAAGAGCTAAATATGCCCTTGATGGAACCAACACCAGAAAACATCACGCAATACGTACTTGCGGGTGGGTTTTGTATAAACTGCCAGGGGGAGCTAGGTGGAACGTTGTTTCTGTGTCACATAAATAAATGTTCCATACGTTATGCCGACGACCGCGAAATCCCTGGCGCGGAAGAACGCTGTCAGATGTTTGAGCGTTGGTATAAATGGTATCGGAGCCAACTTGAGACCGCCAGCAAGTAGACAAGCCGCGTGGCAGGATAAGCAA